ATCCACAATAATGGCAGTAGAACCTAAATTCTCTCGTCTAAAGCCATTGCTGATGAATACTGGACTTCAGCAAAAGGATAATAAACTATTTCAACTTTTGGATAGTTTAATATCAGCATTGTTACAGGGTCAGATTGCTACCAATGCAGCTATAGCAACTGGTGGAGGTGGTTCTGATATATCCGGTAAGCCATTTCTGACACATGATGTAGCTACTGGTATTCCAAATTATAGAAGATTAATGCCGGGAGATAACATCTCATTTGATGATACAGTAGCCAATGAAAGAACTGTTGATAGTAGTGGGTTAGTTGTTAGAGATTCGATAGATTTAGTTACTGGCAGTATAGCTTCTGGTGCTACTGAATCTGGTGAGTTAGACTTAACATCTTTAGGTAATTGGGAAACATTACAGTTACTTAAACTAACATCTGATAGAGCTGGATATTTAGTATTATATGCTTCTGCGGCTGAAAGAACTGCTGATATTAGAACACTACCGGCTACTACTGACCCAATAGCAGGTGAAGGAGTTCTGATAGATGCGGCGTTTGGAGTAACTGATAAGTTAATAAATATAACTCCACCTGTATTACTTTATAATGATGAAACTCCATTAGTGGATACGCTATACTACAGATTCTATAACGCTGAGGGGACTGCTGGTGTCACAACAATTAGCATCTCATACGTGGTTACCATTAGCGGTGTTACTGGTCCTAGTAGCTTCCCTGCTCACAATTTGTTATCATCTACACACCCTGATACTACTCCTGCGAGTGGAGTAGCTGGAGATATAGTAACTAATCAGGCTGGTGCATGGGCTAGACTTCCAATTGGTAGCAATGGGCGAGTGCTTGGAGCAGTAGCAGGTAATCCTGCATGGAGTTTAGATGGGACTTCATTAGCTTTGGATGCTAGTAATTTAGGTATAGGAGTTATACCTTTAACTGTTCAAGCAGCTATTACTCGCTTAGGAACTATTACCGGGCAACAATTAATTGTAAATAAAGGAATTCTTGATGACGTTCTCAGACTTATAACATCACGTAACGTTTCTGGTGCTAGTTTAGTCCGTCTAGACCATAATCGTGGCCCGGCAAATGTAACAAATTCAGACCAAGCATCCTTATTTGATACATTTTCTGATTCTGATACTACTGTAAATGCAATTATAACTTCAGTTCGTCATGCTACTATTGATAAAACAGACGGTTCACAAAAATCAGGATTAACATTTTGGACGCAGGATGGAACTAATTCTCTTTTAGAGAGGATGCGGCTAAGTGGTAGTGTATTAGATTTACTGTATGGACAAATTAAATTCCCAGCTACACAAAATCCATCAAGTGATGCAAATACTTTAGATGATTATGAAGAAGGAACTTGGACTCCTACGTTAGGTGGGAGTGGTGGACAATCTGGGCAAGTATACTCTGGACAGTCTGGTGCTTATGTTAAAGTTGGTCAATTAGTTCATATTTCATTTCGCCTAGCATTATCAACTTTAGGAACTGTTACTGGAACTGCCCAAATTCAGGGACTTCCTTTTACATCAATTAATGCAACAAATTATCGTGCTCAAGTTCCTGTTACATGGGCTAATCTGAATACAGCAATGTTTTTAGTTCAGGGTATTATTATTTCTAATGTGTCAGTATTAGATGTAAATGCTATATCAGCAGCCGTAACATCGGTGCCGGGAATGGTTCAGGCTGATTTATTAGATAATTCAGTTTTAGCAGGCACAGCAGTTTATATGGCGGCAGCATAAATGGCAATCACAGAACGTATGACATTCTTTATTGGCATCCTCGACGACGGACAAATAGAATTTCGTCGCACTAGACAATTTCTTGAAAATGGTGAAGTATTAGGAGAAAGACACCATAGACAGGTATTAGAACCTGGACAAGATGTATCATTATTTCCTAACAAATTACGACAAATTGCAGCTATAATATGGACTCCTCAAGTAATTGCTGCTTATTTAGCTAAGAAAGAAGCAAGTGGCAACCAGATTCAGTAGCACAATCGTTCCAAGTAATGGCACCGATGCTAACTTCAGGGCATGGGTGCAGTTTATTGAGGATACTCTTGTAACTACTGGTGGTTGGGTAGTTACCGCTGATACTGGTCAGATGACTATTGCTACTGCTACTGCTCCAGCTTTATCCAATACAAAAGTAGGATATCGTATTTACAGAATGAGTGATGCTCTACAAGCCGCTGCTCCCGTATTTGTAAGATTAGATTATGGTTCATCCGGTGCTGCTGCCACTCCCGGTGTTTGGATAACTATCGGACAAAGCACTGATGGCGCAGGAAATATTACAGATGTGAGATATAATGGGGGTGGTAGTGCTACTCCAAATATGTCTGGTGGTGGCAACGCTGTTACTGCACATAATAGTTACTCATCTGCAAATACGAATAGATTCTCATTAGGATTATTTGCTAGCACTACTACTAATAGAATTTGTTTTATGAGTTTAGAACGAAGTAAGGATGAGAATGGAGCTGACACTTCTGATGGTTTAATATTAGTAACTAGTAGTACTGGAATAGCTACATTCTCTCAGTATGTTAAATTATCAGCATCACAACCTCCTAATGATGTATGTATAAATTGTTTATTACCATCAGCTAACCCAGGAACGTTTGGAGCTGATGTTGGAGTTGGAGTTCATATTCCCTTTGCCGGTGTAGCACAATATCCAGCCACTTCAATAGTTGTAGTAAGACAAGCCGATTTTGCTGTTGAAGCTGGATTTTCAATGACTATGTATGGCTCTACAGTGACTTTTCAGCATCTAAATGCTGCACAGAATAGATTTCCTAACGGCTCAACAACGGCTGACGCGAATTCACGTATTTGTATTCGGTTTGATTAATCATGGCTAATGTTCCAAGTTTTGTATATAATGCCCCTTATATCAATTCATTAGGAATTGTTGTATCATTACCTAATACTGGTGGGCGTGTTCGTCGTCCATTAATGACACCTTTTAATCTCAGACCCAGTTATTTAACATTAGATAGGCCAATTATTGGTCAGATATGGCCTCGTGGATTATGTAGTGGGGATAATGACGTGACTGCATTTCAGTTACCTACTGGAGTGGAAGTATTTAGGGCTACTAACTTTACATTAGCTGATGCAACTCCTACTGCTGTAGTATTTAGTAATGAAGTAATAGATGATGCTAATTATTGGGATTCTGGTAATCCTACTAGAATTACAATAGCTAATGCTGGTTGGTATTCAGTAATTGGGCAGGCTTCTATTGATGGGACTGTAGGTGGGGCATGGGAAGTCTCTATTCGTCTTAATGGGGCTACCAAAGTTACTAAACAATCTGCTCCGTTAGATGTTGGTCCTGATAGTTTATTGGCAGTCCAAGCAGGGGCAATACTCAATTTAGCAGTTAATGATTTTCTTGAATTGGTAGTTGAAACTAATACAGATACTGGATTAACCCAAGAAATAGTTGGTGGTAATCACAATACTTTCTTACAATTAGTGAGGCTTGTATGATAGTTAGCGATTTTGGATTGAATTTCATTAGGAGTTGGGAAAAATTCAGACCAAAGGCTTATCTAGACCAATCCGGAATTTGGACTATTGGATTTGGGACTATTCGCCATTTTAACGAAAAGAAAGTAAAGAAAGGAGATGTTATAAGTTTACCAATTGCTAACATACATCTCCAAGCTGAGTGTGATGGTATTTCTTATAAACTTAATGGATTTCTTAATGTGAACTTAGCCCAAAATAAATTTGATGCTCTAGTTAGTATAGCTTATAATATCGGAACACAAGGACTCAGAAGTTCTACGCTATTAAGAGAAATTAATATGAAAAGACCGATAATCGAAAACTATTTTACTAGATGGAATAAAGTTACTGCTGATGGTAAACTAGTAGTAAGTGCTGGATTAACACGGCGTAGAAAGTCTGAGTTTCAGTTGTTCAAAGATTGTAACTACGACGGTAATGAATAGGTGACATATGGCTGTAGGTTCTGTTTTTCCTATCGGTGGTGAAAACTACATGAGAAGTGCTCGACCATTCTCAGGTAGGCTTGGACAAAAATCTCCTACCACTAGTAGAAGCTCATTCAAGACTGCATATCCTGCTGCTGTTGACCAGACTGGCGAGGATTATAGTAGTATAATGGGAGGTTATCAAGATATTCTAAAAGAACCTCAAGATAGTAGATATGGCAATATATTCTCTGAATATCAAAATTTACTAAATAAGGGTCCAATAACTCCAGAGAGAGTATCATATAGTCAAACTCCTGATGTTGCTTCGTCAATGGCAGGTTTGAAAGATTTATCTACTACTGGTGGATTAGGTGAAGAAGGTATTAGAGATTTAAGAGCTAGGGGTATTTCTCCTATTCGTTCTGTCTATGCTAATGCACAGAGAAATATGGATAGACAAAAGTCATTAAGTGGTGGATATAGTCCTAATTATAATGCGACAAGTTCAAGAATGGCTCGCGAACTATCAGAACAGGTTGCTGGTGCAACAACTGATGTTAATGCTCGTATTGCTGAAATGGTGCAACGGGGAAAACTTAGTGCAGCACCACAATATGCTCAATTTGCTGGACAAGAAGCAGGAGCAGAAAGAGATATTAATAAATTTAATGCTGATGCTGCTTTTAGAGCACAAGAATTTGGTGGTAGTAATAAATTAGCCGCTCTTAGGGGAATGGAAGGTGTTCTTAATCAACCTGATAAGAGATTTGAAGCACTGCGTGGTATGACTTCACTTTATGGAACTACTCCAGCATTAGCATCTACTTTCGGTAATCAGGCTTTATCAGCCGCTCAGCTACAACAGCAGGCTACTCAGTCTGCACAAAATACTGCTTCTAATGCCTTATCAACAATATCCAGAACCCCTGCAAGAAAAGCTCCATTACAGTCTACTTATAGATCAAATAAAACAAAACCAATTAAGTGGGGTTATCAGGGTTATACCTCGGCTGGTTAGGAGATAGTAATGGCTTCCTTTGCTGAAAGACTTAGAATGCAATCTCTTTATGGTGGTAGAAAAAATCCGTTTACCCCAAAAGATACTAGTCCATTACCACTATTAGACCAAATGATTAAAAGACTGCCTAGTGACCAACCATCACCAACAAATAGACTACAGACTATTGCAGAAAATCTGGAGCCAGAAAGGCAGAAACAAGTAACTGTTCAGCAATCAATTTCTCCATATCAACAAGCCGTTCTTGAGCAGCGTAGACAAGAATTAGAGTCTAAAGGACAACTTGCTGAAAAGGGCTTTGAAAGTAGAGAAAAGATTGCTGGAGAACGTGAAGAGACACGTAGAACTGGTTTAGATATTCAACAGCAGAGAGCTGATGCTTACAAATTCAGATCTGAAAATCCAAATGTAAAATTTGTAATTGACAAAGTATCTGGTAATATGACTGCTATTAATTCTGCTACTGGTGCTCCAGTTCGTGACTTTGGTAAGACTCAGCTTGGACAGGAAGAACTAATTAATTTGAATGCTGAGAAAGCTGAAAAACTTGAAGATAAGAGACAAGAGGGACGAGAAACCCTTGCTGATGTTAATGCAAGACATAGAAGAGAATTAGAAGAATTTAAGGCTCAACAGCCATCGAGGAGTTCTGGACTCCCAACCCAGAAACTTAAACAAGTTGAATTGAATTATAATCTTCTAATTAACCGTAGACCTGATTTGGCGAAATTTGTTGAAAGGGATCCATTCAGTAAAGAAGTTAAAATTAATAAGGCTGGTAGAGAATCTGCTACTCCAGCACAACTTGAAGAGATTAATGGACTTCTTTTTGGTAGCGGTAAAGAAGTTGAAAAGGGAGATATTCATTTACCGGCAGAGACCAAAAAGGAAGAAACTCCCGAAGAGAGAATGGCAAGGCTAAAGAAAGCGGCTGGAGTTAAATAATGGCTCAGGATCTTGATGCTGCAATTAAGAAATTAATGAAGAGTGGTGCTTCTGATGAAGATATTACTTTCTTCATTCAGAATTATAAGCCCTCAACTGAAATTCCACCAGTTCAAGAACCTGTTCAGACTCCTGTTCAAACAGCGGCTAATATTCCAAATGATAAACCATCAGTAGAAGAATTCAAAGTTCCAGAAGCTGGAAAAGAACCATTCTTTACATTTCCATTTGCTAGTAAAGTAAAAGAGATAGCGGAAGGTGGAAGAAGCATATCTCCAATGGATATGTTTACTCCTACTGTAGAAGCTCCCGGAATTAGAAAGTATTTAGAAGATTTTAATATAGTTCCTAATGAAGCATTACCATTTAAGGGACTTGAGAAGTTTGCTAGTAATATTCTCTTATCAGCATTAGAAGGGGCAACATCTCCTGGTGGTATTACTACTGCAGCAATGGGTGGATTCCCTCAGACTAGAGCATTGGCTAGGAGGGGATTAGAAAAGATATTTCCTGGAATGGCTCGTGAAGCCGTTCCTGAAGCATCCTCTGGTATTAGTAGTGCTATTGCATCTGGGATTGGTGATATTAGAAAACCAAATCTACCTGAGCCAAATCTTCCTAATGAATTCAAACTTCCACAGGATTATGTTGCTCCTACACCTGGTTCATCTGTTGGGTCTATGCCTGATGATGCTGCTTATAATCTTGCTAGACAAAAATTTAATATGGGACAGGATATGCCCCCACCTAAGCCAAAAGTTAGGCTTAATCCTGATGGGACTTATACTGATGTAAATACTGGTGAAATCTTTGACAAGGCTGGAAATCCAGTTATTTCACCTGACCCAAATTTCAATCAGGGGGTTGGTGATCCTGAATTAGCTGGTTCTATTCCTTACGAACCAGCAGAACCTCCGGTAGAAGTTCCCAAAGTTAATCCATTCTCTAAGTTCAAACCAAAGCCAGCAGAACCACCAGTTCCAGGTAGTGTTGAAGGTTCTAGTCTTGTAGATGAAATTACTAAAGCTGAGGAACAGGGATTTATTGTTCTACCTAAAGACTCTCCTGCTCTACAAAGTGCTACAATGAGTAGATATCCTGTAATTGGAGAGCTTTCTGATGGTTCCATAGTTATTAATCCTTCGGTAGAAAAGCCGCTAACAGCACCAGCAGCAATTCCTAATCCCCAGTTTAATCCTAGGGGTAGAACTGGTATGACAGGAACGGCTAATGAAATGAATGAGGGGAGGAGACAGCTTGCTACTGTAGGTAATGAACCCCCAATGCAAACTCAAACTGGAGATAATCTAATCCCTCCTGGTCCACCACCTCAAGGTTTATTGCCCCCTGAAGCATTACAACCACATATTCCTATTCAGAAACGTAAAGTAGAAACTCCACCAGAGCAATCTCCATTTAGTCAAATATGGAATGCTCCACGCTCATTACAATCAGTAGATTTGCCAGGAGTTACATCAGCTGCATTACGTCAAAGCCGTCCTTTAGCATTTACTAGAGAATGGTTCAAAGCTTGGAGTTCAGCATATAGTTCTTTCGGGTCTAAAGAGGCATTAGATACAATTAATAAGAGTATTAAGAATAGTAAATACTTCAAGCCTCGGTATGAACCAGTTTTGAATAAGTCTGGAAATGTTACGAAGTATATTGAAAAACCATCTATTGCAGAAGAACTTGGCGTAAAGATGACAGATGTTATTAATACTAGAGAAGAAGCCATAGCTAGTTCCCTAGCTGAAAGGATACCAGGTTATGGTAGATATGTTATGGCTAGCAATAGAGCTTATACAGGATTCTTGAATGATTTACGTCATGTTAAATTTGAACAGATGATGGATGGGGCTATAGCCTCTGGAAAAGATCCAACTATTGATCAAGTTCTTGGTAAACACATTGCTGATTTTGTCAATAATGCCACTGGTCGTGGTAGTCTAAAGTATCTTGGTGGTAAAGTTAACTTAGAACCTATAGCTGGGATTCTTGGCAATTCTCTTTACAGCCCAAGAGCATTATCGGCTAGACTAGCATTTGTAAATCCCTCTAATTATACTAAAATGAATCCACTAGTTAGAAAAGAGTATTGGAAAGGTTTAGCAAGAATTGGAACAAGTTGGGGTGCATTTACTGGACTTGCCTCATTAATGCCAGATGTTAGTGTTAGCTTAGATGCAAATAATACTGATTTTGGTAAGATTAGAATTGGTAATACACGTATTGATCCTGGTGCTGGATGGCAACAGCTAATGGTTCTAGCTCATAGAGAGTTACCACAATCTCTTGGTGGTGGTGGAGTTACATCTTCGACAGGTCCGGCTGGCTCACAAGGTCACTTTACTGAATTTGGCTCATCACCTGTAGCTCCTACTAGATTGAGTTTACCAGCAAGATATATTTATAATCAGTTAAATCCATCTTTAAGGTTTGTTTTTGATATGTTATCTGCAACTCGAAAAGAACCATTTGATTTAACAGATAGGTCTATACAGATGGTTCTTCCAATGTATGCTGAAGATATTGCCGATGCTGCTGAAGATGATAGTGTTGTAGCAGAATTCTTTTCTCCACTTCTAAGCTCTATGGGAACTGGAATTCAGAAGTATGATAAGGGTAGTTTTAATAAGCCAAAATACACTCCACTCATCGAGAAAATTAGTGGTATAGACTTGCCAACTGCAAAGATTGGACGATAATGCCTAGAATCAATCGTCTCGATCATTCATTGTATCTATCAGGAGCTTCTCAAGTAGCTCTTAATAAGAATCCAATCTTCCCACGTGACTACCCACTAACAGCTGCTGATGGTAAAAATTGGTTTAATGATAATCAAATCTTCTCTTTAGGATTCTCTGTTAATGGTGAAGGATTCTTAGCTGGTCGTCGTATTGTTATGTTTATCTTAAATCGGGATGGCTCTTTTAGAGAGATAGGAGAACGATTCGGTATAAATGAATATTGTGCTGGTGGTAATTCGTGGGCTGTCCTAGCTTATGATGCCCCGGGAGCGGCTGGTTATACTTTATATAATAATACTATATTTCCTAGTATCATTCCTATCGACTTCTCATCTGATGGTTGGTTTGCATATAAAACTCAACCTACTAATCTCGGATTGTGTTTATCTGCTCCAGGAGCAAATCCTAATCCAGCCGCTGACCAAATAGAACCCCCAAATGTTAAATGTGAAGATGTTCAATTATTTCCCAGTGGTGGAATACTATATAGAGTTGGTAACGTAATTAAGCAGAGGGGTTTGGCTAACTTCCCATCTGTAGTTAAGACTACTGTTAATTCATTTGGTCAATTACGTGCTTTTGTGTGGCAGGGTGAGTGGTGGATATTATACCAAGAAAATATTGATTTGGGTCGTTCACTAACACACCCTGCAGATGAACTATCAGGTTATGTATTTGTCACTGATAAGAAAGATTGTAATAGACCCGATGCTGCTGAGCAAGCTGATACTTCACTACTAATAGTTTATTCAGATGAGGCTGATACAGAAAGACCAGGAGATATACAGACAAAATTATTCAATGTAACTGACCCACGTGTTAATTTTGGCTCTATTTCATTACCACCCCCATCAACCGGAGAAACAATGATAGCATCATTTGAACGACCAATGTGGCAGGCTCCATTCTTTAGTCACCATCCTAGATATGGTGATACTTCTTCTGATAGGCATGTTGGTAATGCTATCTATGTAGATCATGATGATAATAATGCTGAGAGATTATTGAGCTTAGGATATCCACTAATTGTAAATGTAGACCATCCTAGAGCTAAAGAATTATCGTTGAATCTAACAATTGCATGGTTTGTATCTGGCGGTTCAATGCAGGAATTAGAAGCATTAGTTAATGTTGTAGGAAGAGAGTATGAAGAGAAACCAATTATTGCATATTTAGATGGTCGTAATTGGTTTCCTAATCAAGATTGGATTACTGATAGGGTATGGCCTGCTATTCAAGCATATCGTTTTCCTAATGAACCATTAGAGAGTTTTACTGAAAATGTAGGTAAAGCTATTATAGTTGCCAATTCACACAACCGCCCCATGTGTCTAGTTAGCAGATTTGATGATTTTAATGCTCAATCAACTGTTAATAATATTCTAGAATGTATGCCACACTATGAAGCATGGTTAAGAACTTATCAGTTTGTAGCTCATATGCCATTCTCTGATAGACGTGGTAATGCAATTGCTATTAATCCATTATTGTGGAACCAAGCACGTGCTTTTCAATTTGCAATTCCATCACAACGGCCTAATCGCTTTGATTATTGGCGTCCTACTGACTCTTCAATTAAAGACATTCTTATAAATAAGTTAGGTCAATCACGAGCCGCTGTCGTGTTAGAACCATATCTGAGAGAGCATATACTAGAAGAGAAACCAGAACCCCCACCAGTAGGAGATAATGAAGAACCAGATATTAATGAGCCACTATTACGTGCATTAGTAGAAGAGGCATGGGATAAATTTAATCTAGCTACTGAGCATAATCGTGGTGTAGCTCTTAACTGGATTGGATGGAGATATAACGAAGAAGTATCGAATGAGCATGTAGGACTAAGTAGAAAACAAGGTGGGGCAAACGTAGAGCAACCTCATACTGGTGAACTAATTGCACATGATATTATTCAAGTTAAACCACCACTTGATGCTGAAGGAAATATGGTAATCCATAGCACTAAATACGATGTGTTCTCTGATACTGGTGCAATACTTGGTGTATCGGGTGAACATGGTGACGATAATCGTATTTGGCTTCCGGTAGTTCAACCATAGTTATTTCTTCTCCTTCTGTCTAGACTTAACGTAGTTCTGGTAACTCGTTAGCGGCTCCCCAGCTAACTCATACTCCCAATCAATACCTTTTCCACTACCAATCTTCTTCCGTTTCATCCAGCCCATTTCAATTAGGTTTTCAGCTATTTGGTCTAGTGTAAATGAATTAAATACGCCGTAACCGCGCCAGAGAAGATTCTTCCTAACAATCTTATTATCTGGTGCTGCTATTAGATAATCTAAAACTACTTTCGTGCTAGCGGCTAATGGGTCTGGGCCTCTCCCCTCAGTAGTTCTCTTATTACTATAGACTAAATTAGTAACTCTTTGAATTGCCTCTTCAATATCTACCTGACTAATCTCACCGTCGAAGTCCCAATTAGCTAAACTCATACACATAGATACTTTAAGAACATGGTCTGGAACTCTATTAAGGAATCCAGTCTTATCATGTGTTTGGGTATCTCTCCATTTCTTTCTCCATGTATTAAAAAATCTTCTAGCATCTTCAGTAGGTTTTAACTGTCCCTTCTTAATTGCAATAGTATTTAGATGTGGGACATATTTAGGAACTACTTCTTCATTAAATTTATCAATTTCAACTTCATCTTCTTCTTTTTCTTTATCTAATAAGTCTACATCCTGCCTTCTCTTTTCCTCATAGACAATAAGGTTCCTACCGATATAACCTCCTTCAATATTAGCCTGCGGGATACTATCATAGAAATGAGCTGGAGAACTTCCAAACAAAGCAGTAATATAAGGATTTTTGAGTTTCTCAGCTCCGTCACCTTTAAGTAAATTAGTCCACTCAGGATTATAATGCCCATCATAGAGGTCGGTAAGTATAGTAAGACTATCTGGATCTTGGATAATCGCTGTCGATAATTCCCCATTGACGATGAATCCACGGCTATCTCCTATTGGTGCTTTACCTTCGACTGTTTTGGTTCTACTTAATTCTTGAACAATAGCTTGTATTGATGAACGTCCAGCAATGACACGGGTAACACCAGCTTTTTGAACTAAAAGCTTTGCTCTATTTATTGGATAACCTTTACCTAATCCACTCTCACCTAATAACATTACATATAGATTTGGTCTATAAATTAAATCACCTTTGAGAGTAGTTAGATGATAGTTATTACCTGCTGCTGCACTAATACACGTGAGACTCGACCACCACAACCAACTTTCAGGTGTTTCGACATGCGAAGATTCTGCCACAAGAGAGTCTAACCAATTCAGTTTCATCTCTCATATGCCTGAAATTACTTTATCTAGTCTGTCATATAAAGCAGCGGCTAAGTCAGCATTCTTTCCTGTTAAGAGTGAGTTTCTCATACAAAACATTATGACTAATAATTCGTCAATTGTTAGTTCTACTTTGATTTTAGTATCATTCATCTGTAACCTCTTACAATCCACTCTGGCATTTCCTGGGCCTGGTCTACTCTTCTTTTAATTATTTCAATCAATTCAAGAAAATTCTTAGCTATTATCTTTTCAGGTCTGCCAACATTATTGAAGTAGATCCAATATATATAATTCATTTCATTCTTCTCTCTTATTCATAGTTTCATCAACCTTTCAATAACATCATTAGAAGTGTGATCATCATATTCTGGAGTCCTCTCTACTTCTGGTATTTTGAACTTATCCCAGTGCTCTAATTTATAATGATAACTAATTTGTCCGTGAGGAGTTAATGCCATTACAATAAAATATCCATCAAACATAGTTCCATCATGATGTAATTTAGATTTCATAACTTGCATTTGACTATAATATCCGTCTGGAACACTCTCATCATACCAACTATTAAATAAAGCGATGTTTAATGCCATTCTATGCTGATATAATTCATGCATAGTATGATAACCATCACTAACATTATCTGCCTGGATTTGAAATCCATACTTAGTTGGTTCAGAACCAAACTGGTCAAAAAATGGCACTGGAAATAAAGGCATCTTAGATGTTATAAAGAAAGTCTTCACTTCATCCTCCCCCTCTTCTTAGCTAAACTAAAAAGCCTTTCAAAACGATATGGTGAAATTGTATCTGCAACTGAACTTGTGACAATTACATGGAAATTGGACTTACCTATTAGGTCATCAATATCTGATAAGAAAAACCATTCATCGTCATCTAGGAGTTGACCCCTAGCAAATGTTAATGCTTCTTTGTAGCTTGCAGCTATAATAGCTATCATTTTTATTCCTTATCAGAACCTAATATTTCTCTCCAAGGTCTAGTCTGCTCTGTATGAATTGCAAGCCTAACTTTACGAATCATATAAATCTGTAAATTTTTTAGATTATTCTGAAGTGCTATAATTTCTAAATCAGTAAAGTTAACTTCTATAGGTTCATGAAATGCTGGCTTAGGTTCCATTTAACCTCCATTTATTTCCTTAGTATTAGCTATTTCAGATATCTTCATAACAAGTTCATAGATTGGGTCATTATAAGTTATATGTTCATGTTTCAGGAAATTGTATAATATTCCTATTTCTTCTTTAGTTAGATACTTCTCTACTGGTGTATTTGTCTCATTATTAGTATTTTGCATCAGTTCTTCCAATGAATAATATTATTCTCTACTATAGAAACTAGAGTAGTAACTATCTCTTGATAAGTTTCCTCATCTTCTAGTTCAATACTTTCTAAAAGGTGACGAAATCCTTTTCTATCTCTTAAATCTTTTAATATCTGTTGAACTATAATCTGAGCTAGTTCTTGTCTAGTTGTCATATCTTCACATCCTTTATCATTCCAATCTGCTTACCAAATTCTTTAGAATCACGTAATACTTCACATTTAGGACACCATAATTTATCTAATTTAGCAAATTGATATGGTGAACCAAGATTTGTATTACATTCTGGGCAATATAGACTTTTTGGAATTAGATAGATATTATTCGTTGTCATATCTTCACCTTAGAACGGAATGTCATCATCTCCAACTTCATATTTCTTAGCCTCTCTTTCTGCCATTTTAGATCTAATACTCTTTAAAGCGATAGCAACTTGATGTTCTAAATCTCCACCAACAATTCTATCCCGCCCAACAAAATCTCCATTGTCGTTCCATACTGAAATGACTACTTCAATTTTCATATCTTTATCTTTCTGAACTCGGCATAGTTCTTCTCAGCTATCTCAATCTCACATGGAATAACCAATGTATAATCACGTCTTAGACTACAGTATGGTCTGAAATCAATAGGAGCTTCAAGATACTTCTTCATCAGTTTGGCATATGGTTCCCAGTTATTCTCGGGAACTATCATCTTCAATGAATCGTGATCTTCTGATACCCATCTAAATATGTTATCCCCATCTAATTCTTCATCAATCTTGATAGCAGCTCCTTGAACCAAATGAGCTACTGTGCGTTGTGGAATGTTAGCAAATCCTTCTTTGAATATTTCCTCATCCATTCTAGCATTAAATATTCTAACTCCACCGAATGGGTCAATTAGAGTTCTGGTTGATTGTATACAATCTCTTACATCCTGATGGAATTTACCTCTAATTCGTGGTGATGCTGCATGGAATAAATCAAGCATTTGGTTAGCACGCCATTCACTAATAGACATATTGATATCAAACTTCTGAGCATCAGTATTAAACTCCACCATAAACCTATTCTTACCCATGTTATAATTTCCTGCATGTCTAGTCTTTTTACCACAAAATCTCTCCGGTCCATCCTTCTCCATTATGTCTACTACTGGTATGAACTTCGTAGTTAATATTAGCTCTTTTATATATCCAAATATTAGACCAGCCGTTCTCCGATGAATATCTACTTTATCGAATGCTTCAAGTAACTCCCAATCCTCACTAAGAACGGCTACTATTCTAGCTTCAGCCTGAGAGCTGTCTGCACCAAGGATAACCTTTCCTTTATCCGGAATAAACATAGAACGTATGTCTTTTGCAAGCCTCCCGTGCTTACTAATCGTATGGAAAGCAAGCCCAATTTTCTTCGGTCTGACTGGCTTTTTAAGTATGGAAGTAGAACTTCTGCAAGTCTCCGTCGCTGATATGTTGAAAGAAGTCTTGCATCGTCCATCATAATCTGGGCAAAAGTTAATGTATCTGGATTTTTGCGTGCGGATTCTTCTTTCTTCAAGGAGGTCTGTGAGGATTGCTTTCTTTTCTTTTGTTTTTGCATGATTCCCCAACAACTGAACTAGTGTATCCTCTGCTGTAGGATTATTCCTCATCAACTTAAATCTCATTTCTTTATATAATAAAGTGAACATTTGTGGATAACTATTCACGTTGACTTCATAACCTATAGCCTCTGTTAGTCGGTCATGAACTACCTTAGCCATATCTCCATATTTCTTGGATAACTCTTTCTTCCTATTCATATCTGTTAAGAATCCTACATTCTCCATTTTCAAATAGAACTTATGCTTCTTCATCATATAATTGTAATAATATTCTTTTAATGGAACTTTGTATTGCTCTGAGAGAGCATCTAAATCTAAATCTTGTTCTTCATCAACTTCAATGGTAACTGCACAATCTTTACCATTATATAGAAATAATCTATCTGGGGAATCTTTACTAAGTTTGAATTCTTTTCCTTCCTCTTTGTAGAATGGTTCTCTTGTCCAAAGCGATGATACATCATTCAATCTTTTAGTTGGCATCTCTGGAAATATAACACGAGTCTTAATCAATGTATCAGAGATGACAGTTGGACACTCAAATCCAATAAGATTTAACTTAAACTCATCATACTTAAAATTGTGTCCTATTAGCTTTAATCTTCTAAGTTGGATATCAATCTGTCTCCATACTTCATTAAGTTCATTTTCCCCCATGTCAGTAAGTCTATGCTTACCAATAGAAGATAACAGAGGAATAGAGATAGCGTGACTACGATTGAAAGCAAAGCCAACACAAACAGGAACACAGTTAATAGATTCAATATCGCAAGCCGCTTTAGAAAGATTTTCATATTGCCTGAAGAACCTATGAACATCTAAAGAATTTCTTGCTACAACTAACTCTCGTTGTGGTAAGTCCAAACTTCTAGTCTTAGATTCCTCAACGGCTCGTATAATATCAACTTCGATTAATTTTAGATATGTGTATTCAAGACCGCCCTTGTCACCCCGATTGAACAGAGCGGCTGGATGTATAGTTGGAACTACTTTAGTTACTCCATCCTTACCAGTTAAGATGCTGCCTCGATAGTCTGTAATTTTGAGTTTATCATCCTTGCTATTAAATAGAACTGGATATCCCATCACAGCTCGTAATGCTCGCGAGCCAATAGCAAGAATACATTTAGGTTTACGTTGAAAGATTTCTTCTTCCCATAACTTCTCTGCTTCTTCTTCTGGATTAATTCCTATTAAATGAAATTGGTCAAAATCGTTCATAGGTGGTCTATACTTGACTACATTAGTTATATAACATTCGTTTCTGTGAATTTTTGCTTTAGAGAGACAATCGTCTAGTATAGAACCTGATGGTCCTACAAATGGTTTACCTTGTTCATCTTCATGCTTGCCGGGAGCCTCACCTACAATCATCAAATCTGGTTCTAATGGTCCTATTCCTCCTATGTAGTTAGGCATCTATTATTACCAATTTGGGCCTAGATATGCAGCCCTTTTCATTAGCTTCGACTCTCCTATCCACTTCTCTTTAGTCTCTGATTGAACATTATACTTACACTCAGCATATATAGCATATACCATTGCTAATCTGATAATATCTCCAGTAAGAACTGGATTTATTCTTGCTAGATCTTCTAGTATTTTCTGAATTTCTAGAAGATTTGGATACTTTGATAGAAGATTTGTGGTATCTTCTACAATCATGATTCTAATCCTCCCACCTATTCTCTTCAGTATAGTTACCAACCAAATCTACAGTTTCTAAGCAGATTCTCTCTCCACCATAATATGCACAATCAAGTATATCTTTTATTAGTGGAGCTAAATCTCTTACGTCTACCATATCAGAAAACTGATAAGTCTTTTTTGATTCTATTTCTACAGATTGCAGTTGTCTGTTGACTACTATGTTGATCATTATTCTCTCTTAAGAGATTTATCCATAGCTTCACGAATTTTGTTAAAGATAGAACGAGCTTCTCCCTCAGTTCGATAGTAGAATGCATTGTGATTATTTTTGTATGTTATCGTAATGAACCACGGTCTACCTGGGTTAGATGTGTTAATGTAAGTAGCCTCGCCCCAACTTACATTTCTAATACCTTGAATGTTAACTACGATTTGCTCATCAGAAACACAAAGATTCATTTACAACTCCTTAATTAAATCCATTAATAAAATTAATAGCTTCTTGCCTAGTCATCAGCGGCTTGTCCATAAGAAACATTGTGCATAATGCCATTAATGCTTCACTATTAGTCTCTGGATGCTTTCTTATATCCGACATCATGCTAACAATACCTTTTGATGAGTCTTTGTAGTAGTCCATCTCTCTTATTGCACGTTCTTTGCACCATTTAAGATGTTCTGCTCTAGTCATCATTGTTCTATCTCCTTCAGTCTCTCTTTTTCCTTATTCTTAATATAGTCAAGAGCCATCGCCATAGACTTGAACCTTCTTAATTGTTTATCATGAGTTTTAGACCAACTAGCTAAAGAAATATCCTGTGAAACAGAACCAATAGAACGATTCAATGCTGATGCTGTTTTAGATATGGTCCATTTAGATTCAGTTTTTAGTTGAGAGACGTGAAAGTTATAAACGGCAACAGCACGGTCTAACCAATGATGTTTCACAGGTAAAGACATTTATTCCTCAACCATCCTGTTATAACACCAGCTACATTTTGGTATTGATTGAACTATTTCACCACTTATTTCTTTTGCAATTCTACCCTTCAGGCTTAGGCAGTCCTTGTATTTATGAACACAAGTGCCTAAAGTAATTCGTTTATCTTTTTGGATGTGAAATGTTACATATCTCATAATAATTTACCAGCCTCTTCTATTCTCTTTCTTATCCTTCTCCTGCTCACGTTCAGTAGCCCTTTCAGCCTTGCTCCTACCCATACTATCTCTAGTCCCTCTACAATCTGGATAGTTCTTACATCCCCAAAACGTTCCATGAATACCAAACCTTGATACCATTGGACCATCACAGTCAGGACACTTCACATTTTCTATTGTCATTCTCTGTTCCTCATCACGCTCTTCAAATTGTTCCCAATATCTTGCATCATAATAATTATACATATTATGATAATCTTCGGCAGCCATTACTAAACCTCATGTCAAGTCAACTCCCTGCAACTTAGCATACTTGACGATAGCCTTAGCAAATGCTCTGTCAAATGCGGCCATAAGCCTTTCTTTAGTAGCATAATTACCACCCACTCTAAGTTCTATTTCAAACTCTGCTCTGAGAAGTTCAAAAAATTTATCCATTCTTTCTCCTAAAAAGAAGCTGGATGGCTCCCAACAACCTGCTGCACAGTGCAAGTTCCATCTTATTTGTTGTTTAACAACTTATTCGATGGCATCCAGCAAATCAACTATTTCTCTTCTTCTACATCACCATCATCTTCTACAATAACATCACCAATTTCACTTGGTGCCTCTTCTAAAGCAGAAAAGGCTTTCTTAACTTTATCTGCTACGTCAGTAGCATCAGTAGTAACTTCATCTAGAATATTATATGCTTCTACGTTAGCATTAATAATCTTTTCTAAATCAGACTTCTTAATCTTGACAACCTCATCTGCCATAACTATTCTACTTCACTAGCAGGATCATTAAATACAACAGCTTTAATAGCCCACATTGCTGTCTGTTCGTTATTGGTTAATGCAATAGATGATTGTCTTGAGGTAGGACAGATTTCTCGAATTAGTCTGTCCCCCTCACTGAAGTGTTCTCTTAGTTTGTTAATCTTGTCTAGTCCTTCTGGACTAGGTTTGTGATACGCGTAGGGCTTGTCGATTGGCATTATTCTCCTCAAAATCTCCCACAATTTAGAACCAGCACGATTAGAACAAACCCCATCCCAAAGCGCATATCGTTCTTCAGATTCAAAGAATTCTATTTGTTTAGGATGGGGTTTGTATATCATAAAACTAGCTCATCGGCCGGAAATCAGCAACGTCATTAAACTCGTTGCCCTTATCACTCTTTCCCCTCTTGACATAAATTTGAAGCTTATGCCCAACTGACTGATTGAACAGGTCTGAGCTAAGCTTATAGTTACCCTTCTCATCTTTGGGATAATTCATTGTAGCAAAGAAGCTCTTACCGAAGCCCCATGCAACT